ATTAGGCAACTATATCCGCTTATTGAGAGAAGCCGAAGGGCTGTCTCAAGAGGAACTCGCCAAGAAGTCAGGGTTCGCAGGTCGAGCTGCCATTAGTGCGATCGAGAAGGGCAAGAACAACATATCGGTTGATAAGCTCCCTGAACTCGCTCGAGCTCTCCATACAACACCGGGGAGACTGATGGATGTTCTCGTCGAACATACCGACGATCTGACAGCCGGTCTCACTCCCGAGAATGTAGCCCGACTGAAAAGCTATGCTGATTACTTGAGAACCACTCAGGAGGATAAAAAATGAACGAACCCAAATGGGACGGCCAGAGATGGCGCATTAGAGTGATGCAAGACGGTAAGACACATTCCTTCTCGTGTAAAACACCCGGAGCGAAGGGTAGAAAAGAAGTCACACGGCTCTATCACGAGTGGCTTTATGGCGAAGGTTCGGGAGAGAAGACGGTAAACCGTGTAGCTCAAGAATATCTTGAGGATCTCAAGGCTCGACGTGGAGCTGATGCAGAATCGGTTATTCAGAATGAACGTTATATTCGGCTCTATATTGCCCCTAAATGCGGTCAAAAGAAAATCAGTAAAATGACTCAACGTGATTGGCAGACGCTCATCAACGAAGCGTCAGGAGCAAATGGTAAGCCGTTAAGCCACAAGACACTGATGAACCTTCGCGGAATCATCTCGGGCATCGTAAAGTTCGGCTATCAGGACTATCAATGCGAACCCTTACGAGGCAATCTGTATATCCCTATCGGTCATGCCAGGGCTGAAAAAGAGATCCTTCAAGAAGACGATATTCAAAGGCTCTTGGAACCATCCGATAAATGGTATCATCCTCTCTTCTGTTTCTTGGCTATCACCGGGATGAGACCGGGCGAAGCTCTCGGCCTGCAAGTGAAGGATGTTCTTGGATCCAGCGTTCACATAAGAAGAGCCGTGAACGCGAGAGGCAAGATCACGGAAGGCAAGAATGAGAACGCGAAGAGGATCATCCCGATCGGAGCTCTCGCCCGTTCCATTCTACGGAAGACTATTCGACGGAATGAGGAACATAAACTGCATACGGAATGGATCTTCTGCGACTTGAACGGGAACCCCGGCAATCAGTCTACGATGCGGAATCAGTGGAATGAGCTCAAGAAGGAACGAGATCTTCCCGGCACGGTCTATTCTCTTCGCCATACGTTCATCTCAATGATGAAGAATGTGATGCCGGAACAGATGATCAAGGATATAGTCGGCCATTCCGTCTCGATGGATACCTTCGGGACGTACGGCCATATCATTGAGGGAGACAGCGATAAGGCAGCCAAGATCATCGATCTCAAATTCAAATTTGACCAAGATTTGCCCGAAGAAAAATAAAAAAGCCTCGAAAGCCTTATGCTTCCGAGGTTCTTCTTGGTGGAGATGAGGGGAATCGAACCCCTATATGTATCGGCAACGGTGCCGAGAATGTCCGTAAAATAAGGCTTTTGCGATCCGATCTCTTGCCTCAGTCCGCCACCTGTGGACTAATTTTGCCCGAAAATTTGACCGAAGTTTCAACTTAATGCAACTTCGAGCAACTTTGAGCAACTTTTCGGGCAATAAAAAAGACCTCACCCGGTCGCGGTCGGGTGAGGGTTAACAATGACATCAGGAGAGTTTATCTTATGAGCTTGAATCTACTTGGAGGATCCGCGACTTCGTAGGATTCTCAAATATTAAAATGACGTAAGAAGAATTTTCCACGTCTTCGGGCCGACTACTCCATCGTCCTTGATATCCTTCGACTTCTGGAATAAGCGGACGGCGTAGTCGACATTCCGGCCGAAGTCGCGATCGACCGTCAGAGATCTGCCGTTTATGCCTTTGTATCCGAGCGCGTTCAATAAGGTCTGCACGGTACCGACTTCGGCACACTTGGAACCGAGCTGGATCTGTCTCAATTCAACATTCACTGTGATCACTTCCTTTTCTTCTTCTTCTTCCGTGTAGCGGAGAACACAGTCCCAGCCGTGGCGGAACTCGTAGAACGAGCCGACCGAGATCTCGCGACCTGTCTGATCGCCTGTCTTGCCTCCGACGATTCCGCCCTTCTCATTTATCGACGCTTGAACGAGCTTCCCGCCGCCGATATAAATCGCCGTGTGATGTTTTTCGTTCAGAAGAATATCGCCACGCTGTAAGGGCATACCCTTCTGATATGGAATAGCCTTGAATCCGCACTTGGTGAATGCAGCCTTCATATTTCCGGTATAGGATCCGCCGTTCTCACGAATCTGAATCCCTGCTTGCTCATAAGCCGAGATGGCGAGAGACGAACAGTCGTAGTTCGGTCCCCATCTGTTTATCTGATCATATCCATGGGACGGATCGTTCGCTATGCTGACAGCCCAGTCAATAGCCTTATCGATTATTCTGCTCATCGTCCTTCCCTCCGTCGTTGATCGTCTTGCCTGCACCCTCGAGGATCTTCTTTATCCATTGAGGAAGAGCTGTCGGCGCTGCTTGGTTGATATTCTCGATTATTGATATGGCTTCATTGATGACGATATAGCATCCGATGATCGTTCCGATCGGCATGGAGAATGGGAGCTTCATGTCGACGATCCCGAGCATGATCGGAATAAACACATCGAGGAAGATCCCGAAGGCAAGTGCCAGGATAAGAGCGATTTTCTTCCAGAAGCCTTTATATCCTACTTCGGAGGATATCTTCTCGCCCGTGGCGAGTGCAGCGACCATCCCCGTCACGAAGTCGAAGATGATTGCGACGAGAACGCAAATAAATATCGCCCCGTAGAGCGACCAGAATGAGGCTATGAGCCCCGAAACCACTGATGTCAGGATCTTGGCGAGATTATTCATGACGCAACCTCCGTGATTTCATAAGTTAACTTCATCGTCAAATCAGCACTCTTGGTGACCGCCTCGTCAAGGTTCGCAACGGTAGATACCATAGGGAATAATGTATCCAATCGAACAAACGGTCTTCCACCACCCATCCCGATGCCGAGAATCGTTCCGTAGGAATTGGCATTGAAGCTGTTCGCATTGCATCGCTGGACATACACATTGTGATATCTTCCACGATAGAATGAGCCGTTATGATGATAAAGGCAATTCACATATAACGACGGGGCATCGGTCGGGATCTTATACCAATCGCCATTGGGCAAGATAACTGAAGCTCCATTGTATTCATACGACATAGCCGTTGCTGGCATATCATAAGAAATAACATCTGCGTCATTATTACCGAGAAGATTCATTTTGTAAATCTTTGTTCCGTCATAAGAAATCGCATAGCAGTAATCTCCGATTATCGGCATTACATCCTTACGAAGGACCGGATTACCTGAAGCACTAAATATGGCAATCGGCTGTAATTGAACGCCTGAATAAGAATGTTCTGTCACAGTACAATTCCAATCGGATGTACTTATCGCATAGTCCGCAACTGTTCCGCTATTCTGTACGAAAGTAATTAAATGGATTGCACTTCCCGTATAACTAACAGAGGCGGTCTGTGTATTTGTGAAATACTTTACTGTCTGGGATATGGCGTGGGGTGTTCCATCTCCCGCCACATCAACAGGACTACCAAACAGATGAATATATTTCGAATTAATGGGATATTCCGTAACTGTAATTGTCCCAGAAGAATATTCAATCTTGTAGGCAACTTCTTTGTCGTAATCTATTATCGAACAATACTGCAACGTCCCAGATATAAGACTACTCTTATCGGCTGAATGAAGAACCTCATTCACCTCTCCCTCTGACGGAATGAAATCAGAACCAAGAAGAACCGCCCCGATACTCGGTCTGCAAAGACAAACAGAAGCGATAGTTCCATTACCCTGCGAAGTTGACCAATCGAACACATGGCGATAACCATCAGTGATTACTCCGCTCTCATTCGCATTGTATGAGCCTCTTTTGAGGTTGTCACCACTATATGCGTCGTTAGAGCATTGAGCCACGATGTTCGCATTTCCTGCGATCATCATCAAGGATGGATCATTCGGAACATCCGTCATAACGCAACCCTTGAAGAAGTTGTCGTTGAGAGGCAACAACTTGCTCGAATCGGCGAGCATACCGAAGTTGCCCTGCTTGAATAATCCCTGTGCATAGCCTGTAATCGTGTTCTTCTTCTCTACCCTGCGAACCTCGATACCCTTACGGAACAGGCTCAATCTTGCTTTTCCTTGTAACATTCTTTAGCCTCCAATCTTTATATACTGTACTGTCGTATCGCCACAATCAGCGAAGATATTGTTTGTTCCTTGCTGTGTAAGAAGATTTACTCCTCCGAGGGGTATCTCGATAGGTGTGGCTAATTCGTAGGCAACATACTTACCTATAAGCGAGTTTTTGAAATCGTCTCTGTCTGTATAATCGCTATCTTTAGTCCATAGATAGCCGTTATACCGCAAACACGATTTATCATTCATTAAAGAAATTGCATCAACGGTACTTATCGGATAAACCTCGTTAGCTATTCCTTGCAGTCGCTCTTGTCCTGTTGTCGGAATATACATATTAGGCAAAGAAATATAAAAAGCCTGAAAGCTTGAATTATATCCCCAATTAAGTAAACCCATATCAACTTTACCGCTCCACAAACCTACAACAACCCCCTTCAACCAATCAATATAACCCTGATAGATTGACTGTCCGAAGGTGAAGGTATATGCGTCGCTATTTGCCGTCAGTGTACCGCTTGAAAATGGGTGTAATGTTCTCGGATTACTCGGTGAAGGAGTGCCGCTTCCTTCTTGATAACCCGATATAAGCGAAGTACAAGATTTCAACGGCAAGCCTGCATACTGCGAATTGAATGTAACTATCGAGCCTGTCTGTGAAGGATAACTGACGGAAGGCTTTTTATTGCTTTGTACTAAAATCGCCATACAATCACCTCACTATCACTACCACAGCCACATCAGAAGCCTGTTCATCGAAGGTGAGAACCACCGAGCCGACAGTCATTGTTATCGAATTATATAGCAGACCGCCCTCGGTATAGACGGAAATCAGCGAATCTGCCTTGATAGATGAATCTGTGAATGTCAGCGAAGTTGAGCCTGCTGTCAATGTTGCAGGCAACTTCTTTCCTGCAACCTCGTTAATCGCACCGACAGGAGTCTTTGCGGTCGTGTTAAGACCGCTGTAAGTCTGCGATGTGTTAACGAAATCTCCGATGTCCTCGGCAGAAACTTTACTCGAAGCACCATTCTTCGCCTGCAAAAAGTAAGACGATTGGTCTACTGCTCCCGATGTAAATGCTGATATTTTCTTATCTAAATCAGCCATTATTCATATCCTCCTTCACTAACTATTCTGAACTGTCCGTCCTCGGATACGATGTTGAAGTCGTCGTCCTCGGAGACTACATTAAATTGAACGTAAGCCGTTCTCAACCTTACGTTATCGGCAAGACCAACTATGTCGAAGCCTGCCACAAATGCCGTGTAAGAATCCGACAGAGCAATCGTCTGCGGTCTCTGTGTGGCCAGCGATACGGAATCTGTAAGTCCAACGATGTCGAAACCTGCGATGAACGGCTCAAACTCATCTGTGATCTCGATGTTGCCGTCGAAACTAACCTGCGCCGCCAACTTCTGTCCTTTGAGCAAAGCGTGAACATCGCCTATGTCCGCCGTTGCCGTACCACCTGTGACAGACGCACGAACCTCCCAATAATGAACCTCGCCACCTGATACATCCTGCAACCAATAAGGATGAGGCATAGAGTGATAGCCGTCCGCCCACGTATCGACAGGCTCATAGTCGAATTTAACTCCGTCAAGGTAGTATTCGTAGGTAATCTCGACAGGATCGTTTCCACTTGCTTCTGTATGCCACTTTACCTCGTGCCACAACTCTACTGTCGTTTTATCAACTGTCGAAAAAGCTATTCTGTATAGTCTCTGTGGTGTTGTTGTAAGGCTAATAGCCTGCGTATTTATAAAAGGATAGTAAGTAATTCCGGATTCCTTCGACTGCTTCAACGCTGTCGTTAGAGCCTTGTCCGTTCTTGATTTGCCTGCGGTCAGGTTAGGATCAGCACCAAAGCCCTTCATCGAGGTTGTCGTCTTAAAAGTCCAATCGATTGCCATTACGCAGCATATTATCTTTTCAGATCCTGCGACTCCGCCCTCGCACTCGATCAGATCGCCAAGTTCGAAGACCGGGCAGTTCAGAATCGCGAGCTGGAAAGGAACATAAGCGATCGAATGAGCAACTTCTGCAAGTCTCTGTCGCTGTGCATTCTTAACCGCATCGACACCAAACTGCAGAAGTGGATTAGTACCTATGTTGATACTGATACCGTCAGCTGCGCCGTCTGCGAAGTAATACATCGGAGCTCCTGTCTCAGCATCCGTGATGACGATTCCGTCATAGTTCGTGACATAGTCCGAGAAGACAGAGCCCACAACTCTGTCCTTCGCTTCGAATTTGAAGACGACCTCCGAATCGGCAAAAGACTTGATCAGGAGTTTTCCGTCACCGGTAGCAGTAGCGAAGCCTCCGACGACTGTCGCGATCGATGATACAAAGTCTCTATATGTCGTTATGTCATTCGGCTGAATAAGTCCAAGAATCTCGGTACCGTTCGGAAGAGATGCACACTTTTCTTCTGTAATTCCTAGAAGAACTCCCGTGTCATTAGATACGAGTGTCAGCATTCCGAAAATCTGTCCTGTTGTCTGCTCAAAATTTACAGGGATGTCAAGGTTGGCCAGACAGTCGTATGCGGTGATGTTAACACCGGAATCAGTCCACTCAGCTTTGCCGATTGTAGCCGTGAGAAGATCATCAACCCACTCGATCGTTCCTTCGTCATCTATCTCAAGACCATAGTCGAGCTTGATTGGAAGTCCTCTCCAGGAATAGCGGGGAATGTTAAGCCCCCAGAAAGTAGCTGTCAGCTGCCCGATTCGAGCCGAGCCGAAGGTAACATCCTTATTATCCGAGCACTGATTCTGATATCCCAGATGAATGATATTCTTATCTTCGAAGCGAACACTTCCGACATAGCCTCTGACGTGTTCTACACGCTGAGCATCCTTTATCTTCAATTTGAACGCTTCGCTGACTGTCCTCATGTTTATTCTCCTTCAAAAGTTACCGAGACGACCCACAGACCGTCTGTTCCGTTTGTATATTCCGAATCCTCGACAAGCTCCGGACCGCCTGCCAGTCTTAAACGACCACTTACAGCTTCAGCACCATCAATACTGACCGTCACGGATGGAATCTTACACAGCACGAGAAGCTCGTCCCTAAGTCTTGATGAACAGTTCCAGGAAGCCGCGAACGTCAGACGATCGAGTCGCTTGATGTTCGACATCTGTGTTCCTGCTTCCGAGGTGAAGACATTCTCATCAGGAGGATAGTTATAAGAAAACTTATCCGGATTCGGCATCACTTTGTTGTTGACCGTGATATATTTCCCGAGCATTTAATTCCCTCCTGACAAGTAGTATTCCGAGTTCATAGCATCCACTACGACAGAGCCGACTCGACTCGTTCCCATATAGACATTGATCACAGGCGGCATCCCGTTTCCAGAAGGTCTGAGATTGCCAAGCTGTGAAGAGATTCCTGCCAGCTGCCCGGAATAGTCCTGCGACATTCCGTTGTAGATGATATTTCCCTGCTGAATCAGAGCTCTTTCGAGCGCTGCGTCTTCGCTGTTCATGCCATTAATAAATTCCTGGATCATATCCCCACCGCTCTCATCGAAGTCTGCGAGAGGTCCCTTATCAGGAACCGAGAAATGGAGATATTCGGCTATCGTTGAGGCTACGTTCTGCACACCCGATATCAAATTAGGGATAGCGTTTGTTATACCGTCGACGAGAGATCCAATCAGATCTATGCCCCAGTTTAGGGCGTTCTCGGCCAATCTTGGGCCAAGATCCCCGAAAGCGTCGAGTATCGAGGCAACGAGATTCGGGATTTCGGCGAGAATTTCCGGCGTTGCGAGTAAGATACCTTCGATAATTCCAAGGAGTAATTCTTGAGCAGCCAAGATCAGCTCCGGCAGATTATCAATGAGTGTCTCGCAAATCAACAAGACGCATTCGACGATTGCCGGAATTAGATCAGGCATCGCCTCTGCTATTCCTTGAACGATCGCTACAATGATCTCAACCGATGCCGTGATAATCGTCGGAAGGTTTTCAACCAAAAAGGTGGCGAGTGTTACTATCAGATTGGAGATTACAGGAGCCATTTCGCTTAAGTGATCGATGATTCCTTGTAAGAGCGTAAATAACAGATTCGCACCTGCCTGCATTATTGTCGGAAGATTATCAAGCAGAGCTGAAGCCAATGTTCCGATGATCTGCCCTCCGAACTCAATAAGAGTTGGCAAATAAGTATTCAACAACTCAAGAACTCTGGGAACCATCTCGTCAATGACAGAACCAAGCTGACTCACATCTCCGTCTGTGTCGAGAATCGCTGTCGTGAATTCGTTCAGAAGACTGACTCCCTCGCCCGCCAAATCAGTCAAGATCGGGAGAAGGATTCCACCTATCGCGTTTCTTGCCGCCGTCGCGCCGTTATTAAGGCGCTGCATATTATCGTCAAGAGCTCCGAAAGCATCGAGCGTATCACCGCTCATGATATATCCAGTCTCTTCTGCCTCGGCTCTTAATTCCTCGAACGCTCCCGAGCCTGCCTCAATAAGAGGATTCAGTTCTTGAGCGGATTTGCCGAGAAGCTCCATCGCTGCTGCATCTCGTTCAGTCTCATTATCAATCTGTCCAAGTGCATCGATGACATCCCAGAAGACAGCCTCATTATCTCGGAGGTTTCCTGCTTCATCCGTGATAGACACGCCGAGAGACTGGAAGCCTGCGAGAGCCGATTCGGAACCCTCGTTTGCGGAATTCATCGTTCGCAGGAGCCTTGTCATGGATCCTGTCATCGTGTCTGTGGAAACATCGAGCAGTTCGGAGGCATAGTTCATCGCCTGAAGCGTATCGGTTGAGATTCCTGTCACCGTCGACAGTGTCAAAATCTCATCAGCCAAGGATGAAGTCTCGAGTGTCGCAGAAGCCAATGCCGTTGCCGTTGCCACAACAGCAGTCGTTACCGCAGCTATAGCAACCGCAGCGGCTTCGGCTGCACCGGCGATGACCTCCCCCCATGCAGCGAATGACTCTCCGCTATCTTCGGCAGCTTCGCCAGACTCTTCCGCAGAAGCAGCTACATCATCAGCGGAGTCTGCCGCTTCATCGAGTCCCTCTGCAGCTCCGGATGCCTCCGATTCGAGTTCTCCGAGTCTGCTGGATGTCTCCGAGATCTGAGCAGCGAGCTTGGCGTATTCTTCCTGGCTGATCGTACCTTCTTCGAGAGCCTGCGCAGCTTCGACGGCTGCACTCTGCTGAAGTTCGAGCTTATCAGCCACTTGCTCTACCTGCTTGGCCAAAAGAGCTTCCTTCTGAGCAAGCAGTTCTGTGTTTGTCGGATCTAATTTGAGAGCCTTATCGACTTCGCGCAAAGCGGAGTCAGTCTCTCTTATTTGTTTATTGACCGAGGACAGGGCTTTTCCCAGCTGTGTAGTATCGCCCTTGAACTCGATCGTGATACCTTTGATACCATTTGCCATATACTACCTCACCAAAAGGAATTGATATCGTCCTGTGTTGCCTCGTATGGGTAGTCATATGAGTCATTGTCTTGTTCGGTCATTATCTCGTATAGGAAGCCGAGAGTGATGTAATTCAACTCTTCCAAGCTGAATCCTAATTGCTTAGCCCTGAGTGTTATTAGGGCTGTCGTTAGGTCTCGGGCTCTCGGCCTTCGGCGTTTTTTGAGTCGATATCTTTGTCTTCCGAATTGCCTCTCCACAGGTTGATGATCTGCTTCATCGTGTCGGGATTCTGGAAGGCTCCAGGCTCAAATTCAGTGAGCCACTCATAGTAGCTCATGAGATTAAGCTCCAGGAGCTTGTCGGGAGTCTTAAGCTCTGCCTGCTTCGCCATGACGAATGCTAACTGTATGAAGAGCTCTGTCTTGTCTGAAGCTTCGCCAATTTCTGAATTTGTCATAGTCTTGGCCGTCTTACCGACAAGCTTTCTCAAGGATGTGATCTCGTGAATGAAGTCCTTCTTGAAGATCTGTCTATATAAAATCGGCGTAAACGCGTTTGACGCCATCTGAATTTCTTTCTCATCAATCTTTATCGTTCTAAGCATAGTCAATACCTCGTTCTGTTAATAAAAAAGCCCGGAGGATATCCCCCGGGCTTGAAGAGTTCTTCAGTCTCTTACTCTTCTCCCGGAGCGTTCTGGTTGTTGTTCGTGAACGAAGGAGTGTAGACGGACTCAAACCAGCTGTTGAATGTAGCTGTTCCGGTTGTCTCTCCTGTGTGGAAACGAGCCATGTTATCATCGGGTCTCGGAGAAGCTGTGAAGTTGAGAGTTCTTGTCTTAGGCTGCTTACCGTCGGTTCCGGTAGTCTCGGCAGCGATGCCGGGTTTCTTGAAGAGAACCTTCGGAACGCAGTATCTGCGACCGCTGTTATCGCCATCGATCTCGAAGAGAAGAGCGACATACTTGATGACATCATCAGCTGAGTCGCAGATGACGCCGTTGTCGTCCTTCTGTGCACCGAGAACATCGATCTCGAATGCTTCAGGAATATCGGCGCACTCATAGTCGCCATCGAAGCCCTGAGAGGAACCCTGAACGATATAGTAGTCCATGTCATCAGCTCTGAAGACAGAATTATCTCCGGAAGCTTCATTGACATTGAGACTTACAGCTCCCGGAAACGGCACAGGTGTGCCATATGCGGAAGTCGTTACACCGCTCTGAGTAGTCTCAGTGACGATGGCTGTGTGAACATTTTTCAATCCGAAACGGACCTTGTTCTTTCCCATGTCTATTACCTCCAAAAAGTATAAGTTGAAAGATTGAATGTCTGATCGTCGTCATAAGATTCATTCTTATTCCAGAACAGACCAAGCGAGTTCAGGATCTCTTCGATCGCTGCTTCTTCCGTCTCGCTTTTCTTTAATGAATAGTAATCGAGTTCGATTCCGAACTTCTCAGAATAGACCTTCGAGTCTGCTGCGAAGTTATCCGAGCCCGAACCTCGGGCCACAAGATAAGGAAGCTTCGTGCCGATGGGAGCCGAGCCGTAAAAATATCGATATCCGCTGAAAGCATTCTTCAGCTGCTGAAGTGTAATCACTGATTCAGTCTCCTTTCGATATACTGCTCTGCTAAGTAGACGAACTCATCAGCCCCGGCTCTTTCGGCCGGTGCTATATGAGGTTGAGCCGGAGCTCTTCCGACTTTTTGGCCGTTCGAGATAACATCATGCCCCTTCTCAAGAAGCTGCGTATATCCCGGAAGCTTCGAATTGTGCACGATATAAGAACCGTCCTGATATGTGACTTTCCACCCTTTCGCGTACTTGCCTTTGCGCTTAGGGCTTGTACGTTTAAGAAGCTTTACGACATCAGACGCGGTCTTCTTGGCCGCTTCCTTCGATGCAGCTCTCACAACCGCCTCCGAAGCACTGAGCATCTCAGATATCTGGTCTTCAAGGCTTCCGCCTTTGACTGTAACGTTGCTCATATCACGCCTCCCCGGTCGCTCCTACCTCACGTTCAGCATAAAGCTCAATGTAGTTCTCGTCGGGCTGATAAGTCCTATAGATCGAGAACCGATCTCCCTGATACTCGACTATGGTCTGACCGGAATAGATGAACGAAGATACACGGAAGACATAAGCAGGACTCAACCCGTCCTGCTTTCCCTGCATAAACTCACTCTGGGTGACTTCCCTGACCTCTGCGATGATTTCAACGGAAGCAGTTGAAGCTTCGGGCTGACCGATGTCATCCGTCTGATCACTGTAAGCATCAGAGATCAGTGTGAGTTTATTGATCCTCGTCATCGTCGCTACCTCCGCCGACGTTAGCGTAATGAGAACTCATCAGCATCTTCGTCTTAAGATCGTCATAGGCGATCTTGTACTTGTCTTTCCTTGTGGAATCCTTCTCGAATGAGTAAAGACAATAAGATATGATCGCTTCCTTCTGAAGCGCGTCCGCTTCTGCTGCAATAAACGGCTTGATATCCGTCGTCTGCGTCAAATCAAGGATAGCTGCATCGATATATCTCTGGAACTCGGTATCAACATCCTGTCCCAGCGAGCTGCTGATTCTTGTCAGAGCGAATCTGACCTCATCTAAAAGCGCCATTTCTTATCATCCTTTCTTTGTTGATTTCTTCTTCGTGGTCTTCTTGGGCGGCTCAGGATTCTCTTCGACCTTTATAGTTTCAACCTCTTTGGGCTCGAGAGTGACCGGCTCACATACAAGAGACACCTTCTCTCTGATCTCTTCCATGCGAAGAGGATCAAATGCGGCTGTCTCGATTTCTGCGATATCACCGATCTTGTGAAGTCCCTTGCCATCCATCCACGGAGCTTTAACTCTGACCTTAATCATGTGATTCACCTCCGTCAGATACGGCTTCATAAAAGCCCTGAGTAACGACGACATGACCGACATGGCCGCACTTGATATCACAGTCGAGCCACGTCTCGTAGCCAAGCTGCCTTGCTTTCCATAAAAAGGACAAGTCCTCCCCGACCTTCGCGATCGGGGAGAAGCAGTCCCCATATTTGGCAAACACATCAAACACGACCTGCGTATCCATAAGAAGACAACCAAAGCCGACTCCCTCGACCTTATGCAGTCCGCTAAGCTCACCGCTATAGTGCTCGAACTTGGCACCTTCATCATCGATGTCAAACTTCTCGAAAGCGACGGGAGTGTAAGGATGAGCTCTGCGGAAGTAAAGGGCGCTCACGATGGGAAGATCGTGTTCTTCAGCATCCTTGAGCAGCCGTACTAACGTGTCCGGATCAAAAGTCATATCCGAATCCAACCACAGAATATAGTCGGTATCGAGGTCGATAGCCTGAGCTGCGAGCTTGTTCCTGGCATCATATACGAGCGAAGAACAGACGAAGGAAATCTTACAGTCTCCGACCTTGCCGAGTGTGGCAAGGGATCCAGCGAATCCCGAAGCCACATAGTCCATCGCTGGAATAGCTATCAGTATCTTCTTATCAGTCTTAGTCATGTCAATGTCTCCTCAAAAAATGATCAAGCCTTCTTAACCTGGCAGAATGCGAACTCCTTGATGACAGCAGAGCCGACAGGGAGCCTGGAAACGATCTTAACGAGATCAGCCTCGGCATCGTCCATGTCGTCATACTTGATCTTAACCTCGTCGCCTGCAGGGAAGTTCATCTGAGCACCAACACCGAGATCACCAACGATCAGGAATGCCTCGCCGGTAGTAGCTACCGCAAAAGGCTTGATGCTGTTGTTGAACAGAACAGGAAGTCCCTCAAACGGATCTACATTGTACCCGTTAGCGTACTGAACACGCTTGAAGGCGCTCCATGTCTTCTTGTTCATGATGATGACAGGATCAGCTGCATCATCTGTGAGCTCACCCATAGCCTCAGCTACGAGTCCGACGTCGATCGCGTTTGTGCTGATAGCAGCAACAGCGATGTTAGTTGTAGCTGTGTTCGTGGAAACTGTGCCGGCAGCCTGGATCTTCGCGAGAAGACGATTTGCCGCCTTCTTAGCCACACGGTATGTGAGCTCGTCGTAGACATATCTGAGGAATGCCTCAGATGTAGAATCGAGAACCTCATCAGATACCTGGATCCACTTCTTGATCGTCTCGGGTGTGATGGAGACTACTGCGATGACAAGATTCTCTGCATTAGGAGCAGCTGCACCCTCTGTGTGAACAACAGCATCATCGCCACCGATCTCAACACCGATTCTTACTGTTCCCTTCATGTAGGATCTCTTAACACGTCTTGTGATCGTGTCTCTCTCCCACGCTGTGGAGATGATCTCCTCAACGAATACAGGAGTCGGGATCGTACCGCCTCCGAGATCTGTCAAGAGTGCACGGCACTCCGAAAAGTCGCAGTCACCGTTCTCGGAACGGTAAGCAGCCTTGAGCGCATTAGCATACGCGTCCATGTACTCCTGAGAGCTTCTGATTTCCTTGATATCAGGCATTTTTCTTTCCTCCTGTGCCTTGATTGTAGTGTCGACTGTATCGTCGCCAGCAAGAACGGCCTTGATATCAGCCTTTCTCTGCTCATCAGCGATAGCAGCCTTTCTTTCCTTGATGAAGTCGATTTCCGCGCTAAGAGCCTCGAAGTCAGCATCTTCTGAACTCATGAGGTCCTTGATCTCTGCAAGTCTCGCCTCGATCTCGGCGGATGTCATCTTCATGATCTCTTCCTTAGTCATATGAATTGACCTCCAAAAGTTTAAGTTTGAGTTCGGCTTCCTTCTTTGCCCTCTCCTGCTTGGCGCGCTTCTCTGAAAGTCTCTCCGCTTCGAACTGTTCGATCGCTCCGTCGAAAGCTGCACGAGTTGCTACACCTATGTCAGTGTTAGGGTTTGCCGGGAATCCGACTGCTGATATGTCATAGACCTTCTTGATTCGGTCAATAACACGCTTGACAATGCGTATGTTCTTACCGTCGCCACGGTCTTCGAAGTATTCATCGAAGTGCTGTTCGGCTACTGTGAACGCAAAAGACATCTGGGTATAATTGCCAGCTTCGATATCCTCGAACACGCTTCTGGCCGAAGCGGTTTTTGAAAGATCTGTCTTTGTAAAGAATCCGTGCTCATCTGTGCTCAGGTCGACCGTGCCGTTCTTTGTCCTGGCATAAACACGACCTGTGTGATCGAGCAGGAAGACCACATCGCTGATGTCAGCATCGTCGAATGCCTTCGAGTCGATCTGCTCGACCCATCTCTCATCCTCCCAGTCAAAGAGCGTGTACTCATCGAATGTGGATGCGTAGCCCTCTACGATATAGTCCTTCTCTTCACCTTCCTGAGCTGCTCTCTTGAGCATCTCGAAATTTCTGTATTCTCTGTCATTCTTCACCGGCATTTCCTTCTTCCTCCTCCTGAATGAAATAGTATTCGCCACGGGCGATGAACCTATCGCCCTGCTCCGGCGGAAGTGCCGGGAGCTGATATACCTCACGAGCCTCATTGATAGTCAGGATCCCTCGATCGAGACCGCCCTCGACGAAGTCCTTCTTCTGCTGGAAGCTCATGTACTGCACACGGTTCGAAGTCGCTACGACTTCCGCGCCCATCGAGATCTCACGCTCAGAATAGAGAGCGCAAGTCATCGTCTCACTGAACTGAATCACGAACGGTTCTATCGCTCCTTCATAGAACGCAGCCCATTCATCGCCGACAGCTGCATTCTGCAGGATCTTCTCGTTCACACCGAAGTAATCAAAGACGTTCTCCTTGATCTCTTTGGCCTGCTTCTCATCCGGCGTGTAAGGCTTGATGTCTATCTGTCGGACATCCTTATATGTGTTCGGGAATAGGAGAACCTTGCCACCCTTAGCTTCCTGGCCAAAGTTTCTCTCCGAGAAGTTTGTCTGCTCTTTTTCAAGATCCTTGGCGAGTGAGAAGTTCGAATTAATAGCCATGAACTTATAAGAAGCTGTCGACTTGATGGCTTCCTTAATGCCCTGCTGCTGAATAGTGATGAGATCCATCGTGTCATCAAGAGCGGCGTTGCTCTCACCGAAAAAATCAGATCTGAACTGGAACTTCTTAAGAAGAGCACATTCTGACATCTTACAAGCTGCAGTCTTGCGTCCTGCTCTGTACTGGTATTTAAGCCATAGCTCATCTTTGTACTCGACGACTTTGACCTCCGAAGCTAAGACCGGATAAAAACCAATCTTATTAAGGCCGTCATCATAGATCGGTACCAGCAGACAGTTGTTGGTCGCATCGAGGATCGTATTCACTCTATAAAGAAACTGCGACCATGTGTCCCACGGATTCGGTCTCTTCCTCAAGCGAGCCGTTAGATCAGGCTTCGCAGTCCCAATGAACACGACCTTCAGCTTGCTGACGTGCCTTGATCTGGCATCGATAGCAGCTCGAACAAGCATCGACTCATAGATCTGTCCGCGCCAGTCGCGGAAGACGGGCTCATAAGCTGAGACCAGCTTGAACGTCTTCCCGGCTTCGATGACTTCTTTGATCTTCGGTGTCTTGCCGAGTATCTTGTCAAGAAATCCCATAACCTTCTCCTTCTTATCAGCTCGCATTCTTGAGCTGTTCTCCTAACTGCTCATACCATTTCTGTCGGACGCAGAACGCATCTGACAAGGCGGCAGTTCCATCGATATGCTCCGTCGGACGAAGCTTGATAAGACGGCCGCGCCCACGCTCGGTAGAGAACTTGATCGCTGCATTCAATAGATGAATCTTGAGCAAGTCATTGTCACCGATATGAACCTTACCGTCCTTAAAGAGTCCTTCCATCTCCTGCAGGACGCCCCAGAGGTTGTCGCCCTGGTAAACGTCATCGCACTGGAAGCCGTATGCCTTCAGATCCTGCACGAGGTACTGTGCCGAATAGCGGTCATAGCCGACTTGAAGAGGAAGAATCTCGTATTCCTCCACGAAGTTCACGAGCCAGTTGAAGCAGTCGTGATAGTCGATGAAGTTATCGCCGGACAGCGTCAGCCATCCAGCCTTGATATATTTCGTGTATGGCAGACCGTCTTTCGCCGTCGCCTCTTCGAGCTTTTCTGAAGGCATCCAGAAGTGTCCGAAGACATACAAATTGCCTTCCTTTTCGATAAGGATGATCGCAGCAGTTAAGTCTGTCGTTTGTGACAGGTCGACTCCGGCCACACAGTAAGAGTGACGGAAGTCATCGATCGTGAACTTTTTCGCACACATCTTCTTAATGGTCTTAGTATCAAGCCACGCCTGGGAGCTGTTCTGTTTCAGGCAGCAATATTTCGTGATGAACTCTGTCTTCTTAGACAGAGAACCTTCTGCGACCGCGATTTCTTCGAGCAGATAGTCGATCGAGACGGAGACGCTGAGATTCGGATTGCTCTTATGAAGTTCATTGATATCGTTCCACTTCTCGATGTCGTCGATCATATAAAAGACCGGCAGGATCCTCTTTTCTTTCGAGTCACCGAGAAGGAATCTCGTTCCGCGAAGAACAAGCTCGTCGTAGATACCATCGTTTACATATCCGGCAGTCGTACACGAAAGGATCAAAGGCTGTCGCCTGGCTCCCAGAGCCGACTTCATAACTTCATACTGCTTCAGTCCGGCATCGCCCACCCATGATGCGATCTCATCACAAATGACCATATGAGGATTGAAGCCGTCTGACTTTTTCGCATTGAACGCGATCTTCTTGATGATCGTGTTCGATTCTTCTATGTAGTAATCAGACTTTCTCGATCTGATGCGGTCCTTAATCTCGGGCTCCATCTGGCACATCTGCCAAAAGCACGAATAAATAATCTCAGCCTGTTCGAGCTTCGGAGCGAGACAGTAGATCTCAGCGCCGTACTCATCATCGAGCCACGCCATATATTCGGCGACGGCCGCCCCGAGAAGCGACTTCCCGTTCTTTCTTGCGACAACGAGTATGATTTCACGAAATTGACGATAGTTGTTCTCGTCAACCACTCCGAAGATGACAGAGACAAGCGCCTTCTGCCACAGTTCGAGCTTAAGCAGATCGTTCCTGCCCTTGCTGTGGTGGCAGTAATTCTCTATGAACTTGACAGCTCTGTCAGCTTTCTTTGGTGCAAAATAAAAGGACTTATTTTCAAGTCCTCTTATGATGTATTCATATAAAAGTAATATCCAACGCCCTACTATAATCGAGCCATCTTTGATAGCTTGATAGTATTCGTGGATGTAGTTAGTCATCGAGCTTGCTGAATCCCGTCTTAGCTTCCTTAGCCGGAAGCATCTCATCGAGCTTCTTTATGATAGCCAGGTAATTCTTATCGCTCTGAATGAAGATCTTCGACTCCGGGCGTTCACGATCGAAGGTGACTCCATCGTTCTTCTGCTGGAAGGGCTCAACATTTCCCTTCTTCTTAAGGTCCTCCCATAGATCATCGAGCTGAACTCTCAGGCGAGCCGCCTGATGAATCAGACCATCGACCAGAGACCTCTTGTTCTCAGGTATATCCTTATAAAGCTCATTAAGACGGTCATATTCGATCTCTTCGCGAGACTTCTGTACTTTTTTTACAGCTGTTTTCGGCTTTTTGGCTGTCGTCGTCTTCTTTGCAGCCGGTTTACGAGTACGGACGGCCGTCGTTTTAGGCTTCGCCTCCGATTTCTCGGGCTTACTCACAGGCTTCTCGGTCTTGGTTGCTGTCTTCTTGGTCATTCATGTCTCCTCCTCGGCTAAGCTTCGCGCGCGCGACCCCTTGTTCTGTGCTACTTGAGAGAGAAATTTCTGAC